GTCAAGGAGGCCGCCACTCCTACCATGGGTGAGTTTGAAGAGGCTAAAAATAAGTTGATGTAATTATAATGATCAACATCAATGATATTCTGAAAATTGATGAAAAGAAAAAACTGATTAAAAAGGAAATCTATACCAAAATTTACGAACAGTTTTCTTGCAAGATAAAACAGTCAGTAGAATTTGGTCATAAACAGGTATTTTTAACCGTTCCTCTATTTTTAATAGGATACCCAGTGTTCGATAGATCGTCTGCGTGTCGTTATGTGGCTAGACAGTTTACGCGGGGTGGTTTTACTGTAGAGTTTATGAGTGATTTTGATTTATACGTCGCATGGCCTAAGCCAAGGAGGGTAAAGGAAATGAACGACGATGATGACGATGATGATTCGGGATTTCCAAACCTCATGAATCTTAAGAAGATAGCGAACAAGTACAGGGGAGCTGCGTAGGAAATAAGCTTTTTAAAAACCCTATTAATCATAAATGGACAATCTGAACGTACTCGTCGAGGCTAAGAAGGAATACCTCGGTCAGTTATGTCTCATCATGTGCCCACCTATGATTGAAGTTTTTGATGAAATGTACAGGGAATCGGTTAAGATTTCGAAAGGACGAAAGATTCTTATCATGTTCCAGAAGTTATTGAAGGAAGTTCCCAATTGGTCTAATGCGATGTCTAAACAGCACACCGACAATATCGCCGATAGGTGTGCGTGGTTCAATGACCTTTTAGCCGCCGTCTTTGTAGCGTGTACTAAGATTCTCTCCGCTGTCCGTCTCAAGGCGGATAACAAGAAGATTTCCCTCAAGCTCCCAACAAATGAAGTATTCATTCAAACGTGTTACAATAACATTGCCAAGGATTTGTACAAGGACCCTTACATTTTCCACAGTGAACAGAGTGAGTACACTCGTGACGAAAATTTAACGGTGCGATTTTGTAGTGCCATTGAGAATACAGTCAAAGAATTGATTCCAGTTCAACAAATTCTTCAGACGTACATGTCCCAGGAATCGAGGGATATAGATCTCGATGGTGAAATTGAAGACACTATCGACCCCGACGTGGTCGACGAAATGGATGCTCCTATGGAAGAGCCCATGGAAGAGGAACCCATGAACCCCCAGGAGACGGCACCCATTGAGGGAGAAGAAGTGGAAGATGTCCATGGTCTCGCGAATGAGTTCAAGACTGTTCCCGGTGTTCATACACAACCAGAGACTGAACCTGAACCCGAACTAGGGACTGAACCCGAACCCATGAATGAAACACAACCTCAGGGTGAAGATGAAGGTGTTTTATTTGGTGACGCACCAGAGCAGCGTACAAAAAAACTTGCCTATAATTAAATGGAGTCATTGTCAGAACATTTCCGTGACCCACTCAGTGCAGCTCTTATCGCGGGTTTAATTACTGCTGGGTATATTCACCTCAAAGCACATCTCAATAATGAAGGTAAATTAGAATTGAATAAATACACTAAACCTGCCGTATTAAATGCGATACTCGTATTTTTCATAATCTCTAATGGTGTAGGTAAAAAGGAGTCTATATCCACAGACCCTTTCTGAAACTTAAAGATTACAGGTTTATATTAAGAAAATGGCATCCGTTTCTGCGTTCAACGATATGATGGGTCAATTTCTTGTGGAATTGCACAAGACTCTTCCAGAGGAAAAAGGCATTAAGAAGATGTTGACATCGTTCGACGTTTTGAAGACTACAAACCCCCGCCTCGTCGTGGATGGATTCATGAGTGGTGTAACTCCTTACGCAGGGCATATCTCCGATAAGAATGAGCAGTTTATCCTAAAGGAAATTGAAAATATCGACTTTCTCAAGGAGCTTGATGTAAAGTCGTATTGGTCTAAGCTGTCTCCAAACACAAAGGAGGCCACGTGGCAGTATCTTCAGACACTGTACATGCTTGGTACCACCATCATTTCTATTCCCGCTGATACACTATCTATGATTGAAGGACTTGCTAAGGATTGTGCAGATAAACTCGAAAATGGGGATGGTGATGTTGATCAGGATGCCTTGATGAAAATGATCGGAGGTATGATGGGTGGTATGGGTGACTCTGGTCAGGGTCTTCTGAAAAAATAAACCTTAATATATATTAAATGAAGGCCTGGTTCGACGATCCTAAGCAGCTCATCCGGCGTGACCAAATTTCTCAATTTTGGCCAACGAGTGAACAAACACCAGAAGATCGAATTAACGCCGCTTCAAGATTTATAATTTATATTGCAACCGTCGTATTTCTAATTCGTCGCGATCCTAGAATTTATGTCCTAGCGTTGACTGTTCTCACTGTCATTTTTGTTTTGTATAAGACGAATATGGTAAAAGAGACGTTTAATCATTCATTGAAAAAGACTTCCAGTTGTCAGGAACCAACTCGCAGTAATCCCATGGCTAACGTGCTCATGACCGATTACAGTGACGCACCCAATCGTTTAGAGGCGTGTTATTATTCACAACCTAACGAATTTGTTACACAGGGTGTTCCATTTGATTCGGGGCGTTCTCGGTCATCGTTACCCAAATTTCAGAAGAATGCTATAGAAAGGCAATTTGTCACGAACCCTGTGAGTCAAATACCAGGCGATCAGACACAATTTGCCGAATGGTTATATGGACCAAAGAATGGACCTATGTGCAAAAGTGATTCCAAGTATTGTAATCCTGACGCACGTGGTGTTCAATTAGAGGCCTTCGCAGGTCTCGGTGGTGATGGGGATATCAGGGGTCCCCGAGGTGGTGGTCGTGTGCGAGGTGGTGGCGGAACCTATAGTTAGATTAATATTCTCGTGTAATAATAAATGGCATATCAACTCCAACCTGGTCTCTCAATTGTTGAAAACGCTGGTGCCCTTCCAAGTGTAAAAGCGACTGATGAGGTATTCGTTTACCCTCAGCCCAGTCAATTAAATTATGGTTCTCGCCCCAATACCATGCTTTATGGAACTGCTCCATACAAGGCTGGTAAGGGTTCTCCAGCAGAATATATCGAAACATCCGATCAACTTCGTCCCCAAGCTACTACCCGTTTCAATAAGGTCATCGTACCCACCTATGAACGCAATCTATTCCCCCTCACCAATATGGATTGTAAAGTCCCTCTTCGTACCAGATCATACGAACCTTCGAGTACTCGTGCCGAGCTCCAGAATGGTTTGTTTGACCAGAGGTATATTAATAAAAATGTTAACAAGAAGTAAGAATGGCTGATCCAGTTTCACTCATCGCCGTAGCCGGACTCGTCTATGCTGGACGATCTCTCAGTAAGAAACCTGAAAAATATACCCCTTTATCTGAAAGTCCCAAAGAATCTCCATCTGCACCCGCCCAATTTATTGATTTCAAGGATAATGATTTCGTCTCCCGCGTGGATGTTCCACAGAAGAGGGAGGTTGAAAGTTTCGCAGATATATCCAGGCAACAGCGCAGTGGTGGTCAAGAAGTTTTAGATTTACGTAATCGCATGAGTGATCGGGGTCGGATGAATAATCTTTCCCCGGTTGAGAAACAACTCGTTGGTCCAGGTCTCGGTATCGGTGCACACACCCCAGCCGTTGGTGGCTTCCAACAGACATTCAGAGTTAACCCAATTAATGTGGGTGAATACAGGCTCACTACATTACCAGGACGCAGTGGCCCAGCTCAAGATGTTACGGGTGGTCGTTCAGCGAAGGTTGGTGAGTTGACACATAATAAACCCGCCACAACTGCTCATCTTCCCAGTCGTTTACCCGCTATGCCCGGCCGTGCTCAGGGTATGTCTGGTGTCGTTCCCCGCAATGAACATGAAAGAACTAAAAGGACCACCAACCGCTCGGAAACTGGTGTTCGCACCGATGGGTTAGGTTTCAATGGTGCCCGACGCTTCATACCTGCTCAGACTATTGTGCAAAATCCCACTAGGTTCAGGACTGACCGCAACGATGAACAGTACATTTACAACAACCAACCCACTCCAGGTATTACCAACTTTGTCGGTGGATACACTAATAGCGCCGCCGCACATGTTAATGCTAGGAGCAATGAAGAACTCATGAAGTATGGTTTCCGCCCCGAGGATCGTCGTGGTAAGCCTAACCGTATGGGTAACGCTGGTCGCATGAATGTTCGTGAGAGTGCTCTCAAGCAGGGTGGTAAGCTTACGGCGGTTCGATCTGATACGACTCGTGTGGATGGTCGCATCAACCCAGCTAGTGGTGGTTGGACACAAAATTACAAGAATAACGAGTATCATCAGTTCAACGCTTATAAGGGTAACGAAAATCCCAACTCTAGGCGTCTTGACATTGCCAAGACACAGCTCCAGAATAATCCTTTATCCCATAGCATTTCTCAGTAAATTTCAGACTGAACTAGACAAAAACATTCATTAAAATATTGTGCCTATATTTTAATGAAGGTCCATACCTTGAACATAGATAGTAGCCAACGCCAATCGAATGTATATCTACATGCCAATACATACGTCA